TCATTGTCAACAGCAGCGGAAAGCGTGTCGAGAGCTTCCTGACGGATGGTTTTAGGTTGGACGACATCGCCAGCGTCCGGAAAAGCGCCGAGCAAGTCAGACCAAAGATCAGAGACATTTGCATAGTGAAGAAATTTCAGGGAAGGTACAGGTGGCGAAGTGCTAGCCAGCGGTGACTCGCCTTGCTGGCTGGAGGAGCCTGACTGGTGGTGATGACAGAGACCATACCATGTAGGGTTCTGACATCCCTCGTGCTGGCATTTGGGGGCAGCTACAGGACTCATGGTGTGGCACCAAGACCTTTCTATACCGGAGGGGCTAAAACCTCCATGCGTTCATTGTAAACAATGCCTCCGGCATGCATCGTCAACAACCGGCTAGTGACATCTCTTAGAAAGAGATTAGCGAGATGAGCAAAAGAGGGAGAAGACTTTTCTTCTCCCTCTTTTGCTCATTCATCAGAGACTATTACTAGGCATCCAACCAGACAGCGTTTGCAGTTTTGATCGACTTCGGTAGCTGCGTCAACTGGCGATCAGCGCTGATGAGCGAAGTCCTGATATCACCGTAGCCGATAGATTCAGGCTCATCGGACAATCCGTCGAACCACTTCAGAGTTTCGCCACTGCCGACTACTGCACCAACCAGAGGCCCCTTGCTCTTAGTGATCAGATCACCGCGAACATTCCTGTTCAAGATTTCCAATGAGGACGCTGCAAAGGAGCCAGCTCCCTGCTTGTCCGTCCAGTAGATAACCTTGTCGTTATCGGTTACCGGTCCGGCCCAGACGATGGAATCAGTGTCAGAAGTGAACTTGATCAGTGGAATGCCGCGAGCCTTCTTCCCCTTAGCGAGGATTGTCTCGCTGGAGACTTTGATCATTCGACCGTTGGAGGTAATCGCACCAATGACAGCACCCTCCGGGAGCAGGAAAACCTGTTTTACCGAGTCCCCCTCATCCAACGTGATCAAGGAGTTCACCCTGTTGACACGGTGCGCCATGTAGACCGAGTTCTCGATGCGCTTGATCATGCCCTTGGCGGTGATCATCACAATGTCGTTCCCGCCCTTGCCTACAGCGGCGTCAGAGTTGGAGAAGACGATCTTCTCTCCCGGCTCCATGGAGAACAAAGCATCGACCTTAGTCATCTTCTTAGGCAGGGAACTGGCAGCCACGCGGTGGTGGTTGCCAAGGTTGCTGACGCCTTCTACAAAGTCGAGATCGGTGATCTTCGAGAGCTGGACCACGTAGTCATTGCCAACGACGTTGCTGATACTGCTGCGTTCCGCCCAGCGCACCCAGTTGCTTCCGGTACGAACGAAGAACCCGTTGACCGGAACGCGCTCGATTGCCGGTGCCTTCGGCTTTTCGATAGCAGAAGACTCACTGAGACGGAGTGTGCAGCGACGAGGAGCAGCGAACGCCTTCTTCGATTCACGCATTTCCTTCTTCAGGCGAAGGTCAAGCTCTTTCGGGTTGTGCAACAGGTTGTTGCACTCATCGATGATGGCTTCCAGTTCGACTTTCTCTTCCTGATATTTTTCCACGCCCAGCTTCGTGATCTGTCCGATGGTCAGGGAGAGCACAGCCTGTGCCTGATTGAGGGTGAATCCCCACTTTTTCATCATGGCTTCGGCTGCGGTAGCGCGGTCCTTGGACTTCGTGACAACATCAACGATTTCTTTGGCGATGGGAACAGCTTTGAGGAAACCGATGACCAGCTCAAGACGCTCCTGTGCCTTGTTGAGACGGTACCGGGAGCGACGCTTGACGACGTGGCGGCGGTGGCCGATCCACGCACGAAGGGCGTCCAGAACGCTGACCTGCTGAATGGAGCCATTCAGCCAAGCGTTCATGTTAACGGTGTAGTCCTGCTGAAGCAGACCGACGCTTCCTGACCGGACGTGGAAAAGAAGACGTTGAACAATATCTTCAGGGTCATTCTCCTTCACGTCAACGATGATGCGGAGGCCCTTCGATGACGTGGCGTTGATGACTTCAACGTTGCGGGGAAGCAACTCGTTGGCGACGAGGGAAGCAATGGATTCCATTACCTTGTCAGGGTCAACGAGGTACGGCAATCCCGTGAAAACGATACGCTTACCCTTAGCTTCACTGACAGATGCCGCCGCAGCCTTCCCGCGCCCCCTCTTCACTGCGGTCCCGTCCCCATATTCTTCAATGGAGTACTGAGCACGCATCGTGAATGCGCCCTTGCCCGTTGTGATGTAGGAGGCGATACCACCGTTATTGTCGAAGATATCAGCGTCACATGGCATGTCAGGACCGGGAAGGATTTCCAGCACGGTGTTCAACCGGGGATTCGGGTTGTCAACCATGCGGATCGCTAGTTCCATGACCTCGCTGAGGTTATGTGCAGCGGTCTTTGCTGCGATACCTGTACCGATACCCATGTTGGGGTTGACGAGGAAGTTAGGCCAGAGAGCTGGCAGCACATTGGGTTCATCGAATTCACCGCTGTAGTTAGGGTTGAGGTCAACACCGTTTTCAGCGATCTCCGAAGCACCGATGAAGTCTGCGGTTCCCAACAGCGCCATTGCTGACGGAGCGAGACGGCACTCAGTGTAACGGGCAGCAGCAGGGCCGAAGGAAAGCGAACCGAAGTTACCCTGACCGTCAACGAGTGGCAGCAGCTTATTAAAGGGCTGCGTCAGACCGACGATGGTCCCGTATACAGAGCCGTGGGGGTGGTACTTACCGGTTACTTCACCGTCAGCACGTGCAGATTTGACTCTCTTGCGGTCAGGACGTGAACCCATCTGGTACATGCCCCACAGGATTCGCCTGTGGACAGGCTGCAAGCCGTCGATGGCATCCGGCAACATACGGTAGTTGTCGTAGAGGCCGAACTGCTTGAAGGAGGATCGGAATTCTCCCGTAAATTCGACAACCTCTGTTGTTGGAGATGACATAACTGCCCTTCTATGTATAAATTCTTACGCCTCCTAATTCTAGGCGATATTGTCTCCCACCTTTACAGGGAGCTGGCGTCAGCTACAAATGCTGTCATGGAACCGCTTTCAATCTCTGTGTGACCTGCGTCGTGGATGATTGCATCGGGGGTAAGAGACAACGAAAGTCGTTGGAAGATGGACGAAGCAACTTCAACGACATTGACCCTATGACCACCTTCTACCCAATCATCACGGTCGCGCGGCGAAGCCAAGTCCCACCATGCCAGCAAAGCGTGTGCTGCCTGTGCCGCTGACTTGCCGGTGGACATCCCAAGATCGGCATTCAAGACGATGGTCAGCGCGTCAGGGTCGTGGAAGCGCTCCCTGCGTTCAAATTCGGTACCCCCGACTTGAAGCCTCCGGATGGCACTATCCATCTCAGTGTAGGGAACCGGAGTGAACGCCAACGCCTTCGCTTCACCTACTTTCGTGCTGGCTAGGACATCAGTCCGGCTTGCAGCCTTGGCGAAGTCCTTGTCATTGGCACGGCGCACAGTCTTGCCGCCGTCCCCTTCATTCAGCCACTTATCCCAGATAGCATTGTCCTCCGAAGACGACCGGTAGGCTTCCAAAGCTGCTAATGCGACTGCGGAGATTGCCTCCTGATGGCTACCGGACTTGCTCAGAACAAGAGGCATCACTAAAGCGCTTTCGCGTGTGTCAATCATGAGCGATCTTCTTCCTGTTGGTCTTCCTCGGTTCCTTGACGGGACGCCAGATGCGGGGGTCAGTCTTAGGCATGCCCCCTTCACGGGTCTCCGGGTTTACCCATTTCAGCCAATCCGCGAAAGCAACCTTGTCGCTCGTCATCATCCAGTCGTTCGGGATGAGTGAGATAGCTGCTGCACCGTATCGCTTGGTGAGAATGCGGCGGTCCATGATCATGACAGCGCCGATGTCTCCGGTGGAACGGATCAGACGACCTGCACCCTGAGCGAGCATAACCGAGGCGTGGTCCACGTCAACTTCCATGAACGGGTTGCCCTTGTGCTTCTCAATCCACTTGCGGCGAGCATTGAACACGGCGTCGTTCTGCATCGGGAACGGCATCTTGTCCATGATCACCAGAGACAACGACGTACCGGGAACGTCCACGCCTTCCCACAGGGAGATCGTACCCACGATGACAGAATGTTCGTCAGCGGCAAATTTCGCTACAACGTCACGCTTCGCGCCATCGTACTGAGTGATGATGTTACGTCCACGCAGGTCACGCTTCGCGAATTCAGCGAATTCAATCGTCTTCTGCTTAGAGGTCGTCAGGATCATGGCCCGACCATCCACTGCCTCGATGGCTTGACGCATTTCCTTCCACGCATCAACTGCCCATGCTGGAGCACCCGGTTCCGGAATTGTTGCCGGGATATAGAGCCGTGCCTTACGGCTATCGAACGGCGATTCTACGTCAATGAACGATTTGGGCTTCATGCCGACCATCATCGGCGTGAGTTTCGTGATGGTTCCCGAGGAGAGCACAATGGCAGCAGGTCCAGTGCTTTCGTTCAGAAGGCTTTCGGCAGTGCTACGTCGGCTGATGTCATAGCGGAACCTTGTCACGTCTACAGGAACCTGACGCACCACCAGCGCCGGAGCGGATGGAGTCTCACGTCCGAGGATCGTAACCTCGTTGACGAATTCCTCCTTGTCGTTGACCTGCATGACGCCTTTGAGGATGCCTACTTGAGCCACGGCAGAGTCTTCGTCGCCGTCGATGGGACGCAACAGTTCAGCCAGCGGCTTCGGAACGCCTTCCAAGTTGACGGCTTCGCTGCTCTTTTCCGAGGCAGCCTTGACTTTTAGGGCGGCAAGAATCGGGACAGCCTTCTCCCGCCACGCGTTGGACGCCTTACCGATGGCTAGCCGGTGGGCTTTCACTCCCATGTCGCTGTCATCGATGTCGATGAGTTCGTTCTCCAGATCAGCCAGATCGTTCCGGATAGCCTGCATCATGGCGCGGGCATCCTCGCCGTACCGCTTTCCGATCTTCGGAGTGGCTTCATCGAATGCCTTGAACATCTTTTCAAAGTCAGTCGTTGACGAGTAGGACTCTGCCAGAATGCGGGACAAGTGATGGGCTTCGTCAACAACGACGACGGAAGCTCCAGCAAGAATGTCAGCATGTTCACTGGTTGCATCACGCTGGATTTCAGAAACCAGAAGCGAAGAGTTCAGCACTACAACGTCAGACATGACGCAGTTGGCGTACGCAGCACGATAAGCGCAGGTTTCATCGTGCGCGAGCGCTGCTACCAACTCATGCGGGGAATGATCACGGTACTGGGTACCCAGCGAGTAGTTCACGGTGATGTCACCGGAATCTTCGCTGACAGTCCACCATTTCTTGCTCTTGTGAGTGCAGCCTTTAGTGGCACTGAACTTCTTCTGCCCGTCAGGGGTCATCCGTCCGATGAGATGCTCAGAGTCGTACCGGAGCACGTCGCCGTCAGAGAGCGCTTCCTCGGCTCGGCGGAGAATTTCGCGCATTACGGAGATATCGCGGTTGTCCGGAACGTCCAAGTCGAAAATCTCATCGTTCTTTGACACGCCGTCAAGCTTGGCTAGTGCTTCGCGAATCTTATCCAGACACGCGTAGTTTCCTTGACCTTTGAGCACTCCATAAGTGAGGTGATACCCATAGATGGCGTTGAGGTCTTCACGAAGCTTTGGGAGTTCTTCGGCAATGATTTGTTCTTGCAGCGATTTCGTAGACGTTGCGACTACCACGCGTCCACCATGAGCGATGGAAGCGATGATGTAGCCGAGAGTCTTACCGGTTCCTACTGGAGCGTTGATAGCAACATCGATGGGTGAGAAGTCGTCAGTCTTGAAGGCTTCCGCAATCGCTTCTACCATCTTGAGCTGGCCTTCGCGCTTGTCCCATCCACGATGCTCCAGAACAGCCGTCAGAAGCTCAATGGCATCAGTTGGTAGCTTAGCGGTTTCGCCGGTTTCTGCCACGGCAGAAGCTAGTGCGGTGTTGGTCATCTTTAGCCTTTGTTATCTATTTCAGTGCAGCTTACTATTCCTGAAAAGACTACACTTAATCGGCTTTTCTTGCAAACCTTATTGACATATCGGATTGGAGCGGACGTTCGACACCACCGAGATCGATCCGGTGAAGAATGTTCTGCTTGGTTGTTGACCGCACCTGCACCCAATGGCTGCCAAACATTGATTCATGCCCTTTGGGAAGCACGTAAGGGATGTAGTCCCCGACCATGAGGTCGCGGACTTTCCCTGTATGCAGCTCAGTTCCTTCGGGCAAAGTGCCACGCCGGGTTGAGACATGCTCCGGAGAAGTCACCTTGTGAGTTTTCAATACTTCAAGGGGCATTCTTGGAAAGACTCGTCGGAGCGCTTTGACATGATGTATGCTCGGTATCGCTTCCCCAGCGTTGAACTTATGGAGAGAGGGGAGATCAACGCCTGAAGCTAGAGAGAGTTCATCTAGAGATGTGAAGTCAGTATTCGTTTTCAGCCATTCGAGCAGTGGCATTTGAGCATCCGCATCAGCCATTGAATGTCATGTTGGCAGCGAGTTCACGGTAAGCCCTACGGTCTTCTTCCGACATGTCATTCGTCTTCGTGGAAGAGTATGCGCGGCGAAGCTTGTTGAAGCGGTTGAGGATGAGCCTACGGGTCTTCTCATGGTGCCCGCCCCATACTCCGAACACCCCGTCTGCCGGTGCCTGAATGATGGACACGTCAAGGCAAATCTTTGAAAGCGCGCAACTGCCACACGCTTTCTGAGAAAGCAGCGTCTGGATTTTTGCGGTGTGGTCGTCAACAGCGAATGCCATGTCATTCTCGCCGTGAAGATAGTCGGTTGCGACCGGATAATCCGGGTGGAACGTGGTTTCAACTGTTCGCCCGGTGTCATACTCAACAATTTTTTCCGGTTCTTCGCAGGCTGTCGGAACGGCTGACTTGCGTACTGGAACAGAGCGGTTCTTCAAGTGGTAGTGCAGCCACCTAAGGAAAGTATCCTCACCAAGTTTTCTGATTTCATTGTCGCTTACTTCCACGTCATATTGGCGGAGAGTGACTGGGATATCAAACTGACCGAGGACGGGGAAGAGTTCTTCCTCGCTGTCAAGTAGAGCAAGAGCGTTCTTATTCATTGGTACTCCGGAGACCTTTTTGAGCGGTACCGCAGAGGAGTCATTCCTCTACGGGTATATGTTTTTACTTCTAAGCATCGTATAGCAAGGAAGAGTTTTTGTCCACCCTGTTGACATATGCGTGGCGACTATTTTTAGAGCATTGCATGCCGCTCGGAGCATAAGTCTTATTAGATACCTACGGGCTATAATTACACAAAAATCCCCTGCCGCCAATTCGTCCGCTAAAACGAATGGAGACAGGGGATAAAAATTTGTCCAGTGAGGCTTATTTAAGCTTGGTTAGCAGTTCAGGATGCTGCCAACCAAAGCCTCTCATCGGGCGACCAGCAGTGATCCTAAGGATTCTTCCCAAGCCCCCGTACAGGTGCCATATACCCCAAATGACAACAGACAATACAGGAAGCGCTGGAGCGATGACACCGAGCCAATAATTGGAAGTCATTTCGGTGAACGGGAGTCCCGTCGCTAACCAGACAAAATACAACACAAGCTGCGGTGCGAAAACAACGATAGCGGTCTGCAAAGCAGGGAAAACAAGACGTTCACGCGGGTAAGAGAGACCAATGATGACCGCAGTCCGTTCCCATGCGAGCCGTTTCTTGCTCTTGATTATCCGGTCTGTTTCCCTCTCTCGGGTATCAAGCGGTGAGGCCACATAATCGAAGTAGTGGGCTGTATATGCCGTCGTGAGCGCTCGGTATACAGAAAAGAGTGTACTTGCAACGAGCAATCCCTGAAAGAGACTCTCTGTGACTGACTGAGTGACAACGAGAATGGTCAGCCCACCCACGCTTAGTAGCATAGGCAAGCCAAAGCGGTTCAGCGCGTCGCGGTTTCGTTCAGATTTCCAAATCTCACGCAAACCCCTGCGAGCTAGAGTCTGCCGTGCAGCGTAATAGGAAATTCCGTACATGGCTGCAACGTTCACGATGAGAGTCGCAGCCAACCTGAGCAACGACCAGCGATCCAATTCCTGATCACCAAAAACCGGAGCGGTCAGTCTGTACAAGAACCCGGTAACGAGTGCGACCCCGACCCATAGGAGCACTCCCGTCCACCATTTTTGTGTGGGGGTCGTTGCTTCGGCTCGCTCCTTATCTTCTGCGATGCCACGCTTTGCGGTTGTTGCCATTTACGATCAGTACTCCTGTTGGGAATTAGGGTGTAGTGCGAAATGGAGCGCGTAGTCCAGTGAAGTCGGTTATGTGGACTACGCGCTCCATTGCTATTGCGTCAAGATTTACTTAGGCCAGACACTCAGGACTTCATCAATCCACTTGATCGTCTTACGATCAGCTTCAGTGATCGACTTCTGCGAGTTGACGATCAGCGGCTCAAGAAGCGTCGGAAGCGGGGCGTTCTTGCGGTAACGGACTTCATCGGGGAGGAAAGCGTTCACCGAGCGGAAGAAGTCGCGGACATAATCATCTTCGCGCTTGCTCAAGTCAGAGATCAGGCCGAATACGGCAGTCAGATCAAACTTGCCCTTGATGATCGTGTCGATGAAAGCAGAAACATCCTTGTAGACGGCTAGGTGCGCGGAACCAGCATGCAGCGCTTGTGCGGTCCCGAAGGCGTCAGCCTTGGCGGGGACACCGAAGATCGCCTTCAACGTAGTGCGCTCCTTCTCGGTACCGGCGTTGAACTTGGTGACGAAGTTCAGAATCGACTCCACGTCAGACCAGCCGAACTGTGCAGCAGCCTTCGGGCGAGCAGCGTTCTTGGCTACACGAGCAGACTTTGCACCAGAACCCTTCTGCTGTTCTGATTCATCCTCCGCGTCCTCGTCGTCCTCGTCATCTTCCATGAGGTCTGCTGCTTCGTCAGCGGCAGCTTCTTCAGCAAGCTGCTGTTCGAGATCAGCTTCGCTCCATTCGCCGTCGTTCAGCGTGTCAACGCTCGACTCGGCTCCCTCATGTTCCGACTGGGAACCTTCAAACGAATCGCTCATAATTTTCTGCTCTCCTTGCATATTGTGATCTTTGGCGACAGGAATAATCTTATCCAGATTATGAAGCCCTGTTTTGTACGAACTCTTCAGTCCACTGGACTTTGGCTAGTCCCTCCAAGTTTGCTTTGGGTAGGTCGATGGAACCCAACCCAAAGTAATTCAGGACCATCTCACGCATCCAGAATGCATCAACTTGGTTATCATCCTTCTGATCCACTCCAGTGCGTTTGTACAACTCCATTCGCATGTCGGGCTTGTCTGCTGTTCCCTTGCCGGTGGCAAACTTTTTGACGCTGGAGGGGACAACTGTGACATACGGTACGTTAGCCATCAGGCAGGCGAGCCGTACTACTCCCTGAGCCTTGCCGGTGAGTCCGGCTGACTTGGCGTGAGCGGGCAAGTCCTCAATGATCGCGTGGGTCACGGAGTGATTTTGAATCTCGGCAAGGATTTCTTCGTAGATGAACTTCAACCGAATATCGCCTGTCAAAGACCGTGGCGTGTACTTGATCGTCTTAGTGCTGCCGTCTGGCAGAGCCAAGCCGGTCGCTGTCAGCGAGGGGTCAATCCCCAAAACCGATGCGATGGTGCTCATTCCAACCGGCCTTTCTTCTCTACTCAGTGTTCGTTGTCGCTATTATTGTCAATAATAGCATGGAATGTGATGAGCAGATTTTGCGGCCCATTAAAAACAAGCCGCGTAAATAACAATAGAATAGACAGTAACTTCATCACTCCTAGGAAACGGCTCACTCGTGCGCACTACGTCAAGCATCTCTTACGAAGAGGAACTGGCAGTATCAAACAAGCTCTATGCTCGTAAGGTGCTCCGTGATCAACTGCGCGCTGAAGGTCAGCCGGTAGGCAAGGAGCAGCCTAGGGACGCCGCTGAGCGCGTCATCTGGTTCGCCGGTCAAGCCGCCGCTAACAGGCTGGTAGAAGCCTACACGCCCTACGCTTGGTCGCTCGCCCACTCCGTCTATAACCGAACGTTCCGCCGTCATTCACTTGATGTTGATGATCTGTTCCAGACTGCCAGCATGGCTATGATCGTTTGCACTTGGAATTTTGACGCTCACGGCGCTCGGGATGAAAACGGAATTCCCCTGCATACCTTGAAAGATGGCAAGGGCAGCGCTCTTGGACGACCCGGACTTAGGTTCGCAAGCTACGCCGGTCGCCACATGCTGAAGAGAATGAATGCATATGTTTCTCAGGCTTCCACCATCATGAGCGGCAACGTTGACATCATCACTTCAACGTGGAACTACTTGAACACTCGGGAGACATTGGAAGCCAACAACGGCCATGCCCCGTCCACCGATGAGGTCGAAGAAGCGTCAGGTGTGAGTCTGGACAGCATCTACAGGTTCCTCCCTTCCATGGCTGGAACAGCCAACATTCACGATTCGGAGTTCCTGCACCCACTTGAGGACGAAATATCAGAAACTGTTCAGACACTGATCGACTACGACCATTTCAACGGTGTTCTGGAGTCTGCACTGGCGCTCATCATGGATGAAGATGATGTGAAGACCATGATGATCTTCCTCGGCGTCGATAACGGTGTCCCACGGGATTACCCGGAGGTAGCAAGATTCTTGAAAATTCCATATAAGGTTGCGGAGCGCAAGGAGAGGGAACTCTATGATCGGCTCCGTCACCCGCGCAACCGGCACATCATGAAGGAATTCATCATCAAGTACCAGAACGCCTAAGTCCAAAATAATGTAGAAAGGGGCCGTGATCATCTCGATCACGGCCCCTTTCTACATTCTGCAAATCTTACTCATCGTCATCGTCGGTAAAGACGAACTTCTTGCCTTCGGTGTCCGTGGCGTCAGCAAGGTTGAGAATAGCCATCAATTCGCTGGCGCTCTGAACCTTCACTTCGGTCTTCTTCTTGCGGCGTGGCAGCGGGGTGTCTGAAACCTCCGATGAGCGAGCGGCTTCGATGTCAGCGCCGTCGTCTACCACGAATTCGCTTCCACCGCATGTAGCGTACTGCGCTTCCTGCCAGCCCGTGAGCGTCTCCGCTGCACGCTCCGAGATCGTCAAGGGATCATTCCGTTTTTGGAGCGGTAGGAACCATGTGTTCCTGTTATCCATGAGGGACTTGACGGTGTGAGAGAGCGGACGAATAGAGGTGACCCCATCCACTTTGAGAAGGGAAGCCCGAACGAGCAGAGGAGCGAACATCGCTATGAAACAAGTTTCGCCTCGGTACCAGACGATCATTTCCCATTCATCTTCGGTGAAGCCATCGTCTTCCAACTGACCATAGATGTCATCGATGATCTCATCGACTTCGACTTCTTCTACTCGGTCAATGGTAATACCGAAGATCAGCTTGTCGTAGAGGATCGCCTGCTGTTCCTCGACTACTGCGCTAACGCTCATTTTTCTTTACCGTTTCTAGCCAGCTCAGGAGTTCCTTGGTTTCGACGGAGAAGGGAGCCATGCGGTAGATGCGCCGCACGCCGTCCTTCTCGCTGTTCAGAAGCCCAGCATCCTTGAGAATCTTCAGGTGTTTGGAAATAGTGGGTTGTGGCATCTTGCACTCAGCGACAAGATCATTGACTTGAGCACCGCCTTTCAGCACCAAACCAACTATCTTGCGTCGTGTGGGATCAGCCAACGCTTTGAGAATAGCGTCTACCGTCTCACTGTCTATTAAGCTTGCCATGTACTCACTCCATCAGATCGGCGTACACGGCAAGAATGCGCTCTTTGCGCACCTCTTCGACGCCCTGCTTGTTCATAAACATTTCAATTGCGGTACGCGGAGCGATGTCCACTCCGAGTCCCTTTACCCTGCTCAACCGGATTTCCCGTTCCTTGGGCTTGCGGCGCGTCTGAACGATCACGCCCTTCGCCTCAAGTTCTTTGACCCGCTTGGCATAATCGCTCGGTTCACCCTCCGCTTCCAAAGTGAAGCGTACGATATCTCCGGGACGAGCCAACAGGCTGCGGTATTCCTTGTTGTCAGAAGCATCTACCTTGATATACTCTCGCACATCTAGACGCTCGAATTTCGAGGTGTAGGTTCCGTCATCGTTGATGTCCAGAATACTGAATCCTTTGGCATCATTGTGCTCACCGAAGGAGACCTTGTAGATGGAGCCTTCGTAGCTTACCTTCGGGGTCAAATCCTGACGCTTGTGGATGTGGCCGAGGCGAGCAGTGACCCACGGTCCCGCGTCCAGAACCGACATAGGTACGGATGCTTCAAGAATCGAGTTGGTCATTTCCAGCTCGCTGCCGCGTTTGCCGGAATCAAAACCAGCTTCGTTGACAACCATGTGACCAGAGAAGATGCTGGTCTTGCCAGCGACCTGCTGAGCAAGTTTGTCGATTTCATCTTCAAGCGAGCGGTTAGCGACTTCCTGCTGGGAAGCACCAGCAACTTTGAGCCACGGCATCAGAGCGAGGCTCAGCCCCTTGTACTCAACTACCTCAGGCTTGGAGACAGCGTGGTAGCACCACTTCTGTCCAGCCATGTAGGCATCAATTGGAGTTCGGTGCTCAGCGACGACGCCCGACTGATCGTGATTGCCATTAATGACAACTGCATCAAACTTTGCTAGACGGAACAAGTCTAGGACACGGGCAACGCCTTCTGCTTCGGGGTGTCCGTTATCGAACATATCCCCAGCAATAATGACAAGCTCCACACCGGCATCGTTGCACCTAGTGATGATCTCAGCCAATTGTTTTTCGGCTTCGGACCAGTTAGTCCAGACGCCAGCCTTTGTGTCCCATCCGCCACCCTTTTTAACAAGGTGAGGGTCGGATATTACTGCGACCTTCATATCGCCTTCTATTCTTGTGCGTTCCGTTGTTGCTTGTTGTTTGAGTCCACTATATGCCATGTTGGTTATATTGACAACATAGCTGACATGATAGTTGAAGTTAAGGCTGATATTTTCTAGACTGGTACCGGTGAATCCCGTGTCGGAACATCGGAATCTTCAATATCCGGAGTAGACTTCCCGCTGTCAACGTCTAGGCTGAGCTTCCTTCCGGCCTGTGACTTGTCGAATCGGTTGAATACCGTAGCAGCGATGTTCGGAACTACGACGCGCTGATGAGCTGGTCCGCCCATAGTCGCGCCGGTCGGGTTCGTCGCGCCGTTGTTCTTCGGAATCTTACCAATGACATCAAAAATGTCATTCACCGCACCGGGCTTGTCAGGGTCATCATCACGAACCCAGTACCCACGGAAGTTGCGGTAACTGTCGCCGGACTTGATCTTACCAGCGCCCTTCACACGGACCTGCTCCAGACCGTTCTCCTCGATGACAACGCGGGATGCGAGGTCATTCTGGCACCGCATGCCGATGCGACGCATCTGGTTGCGAATAACAGAAGGGATCGACGCGTTGGTCGGGTACTGGGTAGCGCAGATCAAATAGATACCGGCAGAACGGGATTTACGGGCGATTTCAGCAGTCGCAACAACAAGCCGTGTCTGTTCCATTTTTTCTTCCTTGGACGCGGAATCCGCGAACAGAGACGCGCATTCCTCAAGGATGATGAACATGAACGGCATGTAAAGCGGGTTGCGTTCCAGCGGCTGACCCGAGTCCTCAGATTCGCGAATAGCAATCTCGCGAGCCTTGGCAAGGTTCTTTGGGGACTTTGGGTGATTCACAAACATCTCGTTGCGACGGTCCATCTCCTTGACCGCATCCTCCATGAGATCAGCAGCGTTGGCGATGAAGTTGTTGTCCGGAGTCCACGAGTCAACGAACCGCTCAACGAGGTCGCAGTCGCGGTAAATCTGCATTTCGTTCTTCGGCTCCACCATCCAGAAGCGTGCTTCAGTCGGACCGTTGTTGAAGAGGATTTGCAGAATCATTGACGACATGACAACGCTGTTGTGAGTCGGCACCAGACCGTGACCAGCGCGATACGTCTTAGTAGGAGAATCCACGCTGATACAGAGCATCGGAACCGGGTCAATCGGAGTAATCGACTCCACGTACCGGCGTTCCATCGCAGACTCATGCTGAGGTACCGGCGTCCTGATCCCTGCTAGATCACTTTCATTGATCCTGTGGTGAGGAACGCTGTACCGGACATCTCCATGGACCATGCCATTGAGCATCTCATCCGTGGTCATGACCATCATGCTGTCATCGCCGGACTCGTTCGCTCCAAGGGAGTTTGCGAGGGCACGGAGGACCGTTGTAGCCACGTACAGAGACTCAACGGGGTGAAGTCCCAACATCCAGCCGTTGTCCTCGTCACGCTCTAGCGTGGGGTTCTCCCAGCGTCCGCTGACGGGAATGTTCTCTCCTTCAATAGTCTGCTCAATCAGGAGCGGGCTAATGCCGGTTGCTTCATGAAGCTCTGTAAGAGTAAGCACCCGCTGACCGTTGGAGTTATAGCGCTTCTCGTGACGGATAAGGTCACGCATTTCGTCACCACTCTGGGTCATGCGGACGAAGTTGCCGGGGAGATATGCACTGATAACCAAGTCGTCTTCACGCATCTCGATCTGGGCCGGAACACCGATACTGTCAAAGATAGCCATGATGACTGTTGCTTTTTCAGCCGCGCCCTTCGCAACGAGTTCGATGTACCCGTTTTCCAGAAGGATGCCACACGAGGCAGACCAGCCACCCACGAAAGACCATCCGAGGTGTGTGTCACGGACAAAATCTTCCAAAGTGCGTTCTGATAGCAGCTTCGTGTCTGCGACTCTCAACGAGACGCCTTCATCCTCCGAGCGGGTCATGACACCGCGAGCAAGAAGTTCATCAGCCATGTTCGAGTGCCCCGTAGAGATCAACTCGCCGGAACCGCCGTTGAAGAAATGAGCGCCTGAAATGAAAGCTCCTGCATCCAGCGGGATGCTCAAATCAATACCGTTCATCGCGGTGGTGTCAATAGAGACAACAGCCATGCCTTCTGGGATGCCTTCGCCGCGAGCCAACTCCAATTCCGCTCCGACATGCTCGGAAACCGCAGCAAGAAGCGCCACCTTTTCAGATGGAATTAGGGCAATCGACTTATCGTCTTGCTCCTCAACGAGTCCACCGACCAGCATACCGATCAGAACCTGCGGGAGAGAATCCCCGTGAACTTCCATGACGCGGGAGAGAAGCTCCGAGGAATCGTTGACGCCTTCCACCGCGCGACCGAGAATACGACGGTGCATGTGCAAGTCAACACCAGAAATTGTCGGGACAGCATTGATTCCGGTTGAAGTCTGTTGCACGAGAGCAGCAACAGCCTCCGAAGTCTGCATTCCAGTCAGAGACAGCGAACCACCAGCAGGATTACCGTGAATCAGCAGCGCACCCCATGCTTCCGGGCTGATAGCAGCCACGGCAGCGGCGTATTCGCTCTGGTACTGACGCTGCCCCTTATTGATTGCTTCAGCGTATGGTGCCCACCATCCGGCTGGACGCCAACCAGCGTTGTCATCGTGAGCTACCCAGATTCCCTCGGCATCTTCGGAACGATCAGAGATTCGTTCTGCCGGGGAATCGATCTCCATGGCATCGGCAGCGAGAGTAAGGCGACGCCTGATTTCAATAGCGTCAGTCGTGGTTGCACCGACAACATAGTCGCTAAGAATACGACCACGGATCATGCGGCGGCGTGACTCCGAGTCCTCTACAAGCCACTGGTGATCACCGGAGACTTGTAGTTTGCTGCCGTCGCTGAATGTGACTTCGTAGGCACTCTTCGGAACATACGTCGCACCGACGTTAGTGACCTTGGTCGGGTTGCCGTGCAGATCAAACACGATGTCGCCCACAGTGATGTACTTGAGCTTCTTGAAACCCTTGCTAGTCAGGATCGGAGTGTCTGGGTGCATCTGCTTACCTGAACCGGACGCGCCAGCCACCAGAAGGTGCGGAGCGTCAGAGTTCATCCAACTGTCCTTGCCGAGCGTGTCGTCTGCCAGAACACCGGGTGACCAGTCAATCTTTGCGACGCCCTTCTCGCGCCCCGGCATCAGCTCCTTATAGTACTTGCCGAATTCGAATACACGGTCCAGCGGGTCACGCTTGGAAGCGATGACTGTGAACTTCGATGACTGGTCCTGCTCCGCGCGGGCACGGTCCATCGGTGTCATCTTTGACGTGTCGGAATCGTCGCCAAGGTTGATCTCCATGAAGGAATTACCGCTGGTAGTACGCAGGGATGAGATTTGCGAGGCGATACGTTCGAACGACAGACCGTCAGGGAGGCGGAATGTGAGCTTATCAACGACCTTGGTAGCTTGAAACTTGCTCAGTAGTTCCGGAGCACCGGTCGTACCGATCAGCTTCTGGGCGTTGAAGGTGTAGAGCCAGTTCATCTTGGCGATTTTCTTCGTCACTTTCTGTGGCGGGGAGTAGTAACGCATGCCTTCGGCGGCAGGTTCCTGACCAATGTAGAGAACAACCGTGGACGCCTTGGAGTCAGCGTCGCGGTCAGCACGTACCCACGGCACGTCCAGCACGTTTTGAATAGCCTGAATATTGTCAAGGAAGGAAGTCACGTTCACGCCTACCGGTGGAACGAGCTTGACTTCAAGAATCTGGTGTTTCGAGGAAGGCTGGGTAACCATCTTGCACTCTTGGAAAACGCAGCGACCAATGTTCTTGATGTCAGCGAAACGTGGCACCACGAGGGCACGCACTGCGAAGTTGCGGAGCCACTGATCAAGGTTCGGGTCCAACGGGTCCGGGAGGTCTTCTTCCGTGAACCACACGCGGAAACCCTTCGCACCCACAGTACCGGTCTGCTCTTCTCCCGAAGAGTTGATGATACCGACCGGCTCGATGGCACAGGCTTCCACGTCAAGCTGGCTGGAGAGGTTTCCTGCCGATTTAGCGAAGGTCTCGTAGTTGGTACCTGTCGGGTAGCCGAACGTGGCAATCTTCACGAGGGGGCGGTACGGCTCCGTGTCTTCGTCATCCGGGTCGTTATGTGCTTCCCATTCTTCATAGGTGGGAAGCTCGTACTCGGTACCTGCAAGCGTCGGCACTTGCTCATCACGCATGAACGAGAAAGCATTCTGCCAGAACTCACGGCGCTCGTTCTGGTACTCCCAGTCCTGAATGTAGTGCTTCTGTGCGGTACGAGAAGCGGAGATCAGCGCAGTCATGGACAACGCGATAAAAGCACCCAAAAGAGTCCAATACCAAGGCCACTTCACTGAAAGCCAGACAATAACAATAATTGCTGCGGGAATCGATCCGTAGATTACGGACTTTTTGATAGTTTCCCGGCTCAGGATTTCGCCCTTTACCTTGTCAATCATCACTGCTGGCATAGGCTCAACAGCAGCCATTGCCTGTGCCCTCCAACCGCCACGGATGCGGAACACGGCACACATGATCTGGATGGTCGCATACCATCCGACAACGCTGATGACGTATGAGAAAATCCACCATGGTTCAAAATTTTCTTTGCCCCAGAAAGGTGCGTGGGCAGGAGCTAGAAGGATATCAAAAATTCCCAACAGGAGAGCCAAGAAGGCAGCCCAGTAGCTGGAGAGGCGGGTGAACGGAAAGAAACCCGGCTCGACACCATGAGCAGGATCAGCAGCGGGCGGACCCATCCCCACCATGACGATAAGATTCAACACTGTCTTGAGCTGGTATTTGAGCGACATCATGAACATTGCCAGCGCGTAAGGTTTAGTGTTCGGCGTGTACATTCCCAGACGCGGGTCGGCCATGTGACCTACTGGACGCCAGATATACGGGGATACGATCATCAAGCCAAGAACAACCATGCCCAACGGCAGGTAAAGGGTAGCGAACAACGTCGCCGCAAGAGCGACCAAGCCGCCCAGCGCAATTTTGCGCCAGAGTTCCCATGTTCCAAAGAAACCACGATTCACCGGGACTTCACTTCCTCGGCCATTGTCGCTCCAGCCCATACGCCGTTTTTGACAGACTTGTCGTCACGGTAGTCAGCGCACTCGTCAAAAACCGGGCACGTCTCACACAATGCCTGCATGGCCTTGACGTTTTTGGGGTCGAAAGGATCGATGCCTGCTTCTACGCAAGCACCTTCATCTACCCAACTGTCTGTGTCCGCAGCCAGCCTATCTAGCAATAGCTCAGCGATCTGGCTTGGCTTATCTGATGATGTCATATCCCTATTTTTCCACTATCTTGCGAGCGAGAATTTTCCGCCGTTTGTTTCCAGAATCTGGGCGAGAATATCCATTGATTTATTGTTCAGGTCAGCCATGGTTTCGTCGTCTTGACCTTCACCGTCAATAACAGCGTCAAAGCGTTGTTTCTTGAGGCGGACCATACGGACGAGATCAGCATCGATGGTCCCCATAACCACTGCGTAGTGCAGGTAAGCCTCATGTGGCTCGTACAGCTCCGAAAAACGCGCCCAGCACCTTCCAGCCATCTGAACAATCCAAGACGGTACAAACGGAATCTCGTGCAGGTAAACGTCTTTGGCAGCAGTCAAGGTGTGTCCTTCACGGGCAGCCATCGAGCAAATAATCAGACGGGTATCAGGGTCTTCCTGAAAGAGCTTCTTACCCGACTGAATGGAGTCCTGCTTCTGATCCTTCGCGGAGAGAATAGTCACCACGCCGTACTGCTGGAGTTCCGGATGATTAGCCAGCACCGTCTGAGGTTCCCGGTGGTACGCATACACGATCAGCTTCCGTCGCGTCGGGTCGCCGCCAGTGATCTCCGGGTCACCAGCCATGAACCGGTGAATCCAGTCCACGGTGCCCTGCGTCTTCATCTGAGCCACGTGCTGACGCATCGCTGTCATCTGCATGATCTGCTCGCCGTTGACCAGCTTGGAAAGAGCGGAGCGGATAGCTGTCGCTTCATCGTAGCCTTCGGCTTCCGCTTCCTCGATAGCCTTTTCAACAACGTAGTCAGAGAACTCATGCTTGATCTGTTCGTAGCGCTCTACCATCTCGTCGTCCTCACATACGATGGGGACGAGTTGCTCACGCAGTTCCGGCAGAGGATCGATCACGTCTGCCTTGCGGCGACGGACCATGCAGTGACGGACGAGGAGCTTGTTCAATTCAGCGGTGTTTGTGGCACCGTTTGCTTCCCAGTCACCGAGGTGCTGGATGCCCTTCTCGTCCTTGTACTTACGGTGGTGACCACCGCACCAGCGCATCTCGAAGGCACGCTGCGGCCAAATCTTCTTCATCTTCGGGCCGTACTTGGTTTTCACACGGACTTGAATGTCGCGTCCAACCTTTTCCATCGCGTACTCACCGAAAACTTTATCCATGCCGAGGATGCAGAGTACGCTCCACAGTTCCGCAGGCTTGTTCAGGAACGGAGTACCGGAAGCCATGACGATATACGGGTCAGGGACACGCTTACGGATGTTGTTGGCAAGTTCAAGAGCAGCCTTGGTGCGGACTGCGGTTTCAGACTTGAAGACGTGGGATTCGTCAGCGACAAAAGAACGTGGTTCTGCTTCGAGAATGTCAGGCAGACGCTTAGCGAGCAGATCATGGTTCAGAATGATGTACTGCGTACCGGGAAGAATGTCGCCTTGCTTGGTACCTTCAAGAATCTGAATTTGAGCGTTGTGCTTCCACTTCAGGATTTCTTCGGCAATCTCGTTTTTCATGGACTTGGTGACGCTGAGAACGGTCGGGTACGTCGTGTCCCCGGTCTTTTTGAGGAACTCTTCCATGACCAGACCGCCGCCGACGAACTCACCGCCCTTACCGAGGCCAACCTGATCAGCAAGCATATTACAGTCGCCGCGATAAGCCATGCCGAGAACAGCCTGCTGCTGGTGCGGCTTGTAGGTACGACCGGACTTGATGTTGGTCGGAACTTCGAAGCCTTCCGCGAGGGCGGCTTCGACCAGAGCTTCAAGGGCACGTTTCCATTCACCGCGCCCTTCCATCACCGTATTCAATTTTGGGGACGGCACGATTTCGTAAATATCAAAGATGTCGCGGAGTTCGTCAGCATCCAACTCGGGAGACTCGATTACCCAGCCGCCCAGCGTCTGGCTGTAATAATACTTCGAATTCAGGTTCCCGATCCGGTTGGAAAGAGTGAGGGTGTACGGGGTCTGGATGACGGCACGAGTGCCGCCGAACAGCCACGCGATGCTTTCTTCTTTGAAGTACTGCTTGTAGGACCATTTGGACTCAGCGAGCGTACTTTCGACCCATGACGGCAGAGTTGCGCTGTCCCAAGACCACGATTTGATATGCTTTTCGATACGCCGAAGGTCCGTGGCATTGATCCACGGGTGCGGGGTGAACTCGTCCGGCGATTTAACCAGATTCGTGTCGCTGACGTATTCGGCAAAATCTTCGCTCTTGATAATTACCCGGTCCAGCATGGCTCGCGACAGGGAAAGTCCCTGCTGCACAACCTTCACCTCGCTAGGCGACAATAGCTCCGCTGTCGTCGTCACGACTTACCGTCCTTATCTCAATCATTAGATTTGGGCGAGTCGGATCATTTGCGTTGCCGATAACTTCGTAGCCAACTATTTCTAGGGCGCTTGTCTGAGGCTTGGTCAGAGGGTGCCCCTTCGGGAACCTCCCTAGTACCACGCCTTCGGCATCAGTCACCCAAAGTTCGCTCTCGGAATGCTGTAGTCTCAATGACGTTGCATCCCTGCTATCAACCAGCGCAAAGATAGACTCTGAAGCTTGTTTTTCACGGTCGGTGACCATGGTGACAAAATACGTCACTCCACTACTGCCACCTACGTGCATCGACAAGCCTCGTCCCAGTTTCGTTGTTCTTATTTGTCAAAACTGATACTAGCATCTAGCTACATCCTCTCTTTTTGTCGCCAACGTTGTCAAGTTTGTGGTACGGTAGGGTCAAATAAATAGTTTGAACGTGAAAAGTTTTAGAAGAAATGGTGTGTGATGTCCGAAACACAAACACTGCCCAGCTCGCCGGAAACGGAATCTGACGTTATTGGTGCCTGCATCGCTGAAGGTCTAGCGTACTGGCGCATCATCGAACAGATGGGTGGCGATGAGGTCCTCGACCTCTTCCACAATTTTGAAATCCGTATGGTTGCAACAGCCATCCAGAAGGTCACCCAAGAAAGCAAGCCGCTGACGGCTTCAACCGTGACCGATGAGCTGTCAAAGAACCCGCTCTCCGAGCGTCTGGTTCCCTCCACTAACGGCTTCGTCACTCAGCTTCAAATCACGAACCATATCCGTAACCTTGACACTCTACGCGGCTCCGTCAACTCCCTCATCAAGGATCGCAGCAAGCGCAAGGCGCTTGTCGGCATGGAAACTGTGCGTGCTGATCTGATGGATGGTGAAATCACCCTCAGTGAAGCGAACAACAAACTCCGTGACATCTCCATGGACAACGGTGAAGTAAGCAGCGTCCCGAGGCTTGGCGAAGTCATCAAGAAACTCAAGGCAGAAAATTCTCTTGGTGTTGAATGGCGGGCACCTACAGGACTGCGTGTCCTCGATGAAGTCCTCAACGGTGGCTATGAACCACGACGAATGATGATCATCGGTGCGCGCCCTAAAGTCGGTAAGTCGATGATTCTGTTCAACGGTGCGTTGGAAGCTCTGGCTAACGGATGCACCGTTCTCTTCGTCTCACTGGAGCTTTCCGAGAAAGAACTTTTCACGAAGATGCTTTCGGCTTACTCCAGCATCGAGCAGCGTCTCATTCAGGACATCTTCGACGGTCACAAAACAATGGATGACTTGTCCCCTGACCAGCAGGAAGAATTGAATGACTGCGAAGCCGAGCTGATCGGTTCCAAGCTCTACACGATGTTTGTTACGGACATTCGCGACGGCGTGAACAGCGTGGTCTCCGCGATCATGTCTCTCCGTCTGAAGTACGGCGAGGGGCACCCCATCGTTGTCTTCGTGGACTACATCCAGTTGTTCGTGAAGTCCGGTTTCAGCAAGCGTGAGGAAATCGAGGACGCGTCACGCAAGCTCAAGCTCGCTGCTCTGGAGTTCAGTGTCAGTGTGGTCGCTGCCGCGCAGGTGAACCGAGCCAGTGCGTCCAGTGCCGGTGAAGGAACCGGTGATGGTATGCCACGCGCTTACATGCTCCGTGACTCCGGTTCGCTGGAACAGGACGCTGACATCGTAATGATGCTTAACCGTCCGATCTTGCAGGACGAAGCTGCTCCGCCGGAACTCATGAATATTCTGGTCGAACTGAACCGTACTGGTCCGTCAGGAAGGACACTCGACGTGAAGTTCCTTCCTGAGTACCAGCAGTTGGCTGACTACGATCTTGAAGACGATGACCCGGACAGCGAAGACTATGACGAGCCTCGCCAGAAGGGCCGTTCTTCACGCGAAGAATTCTCTACCGAATCCAGCTTCGATGAAGAGGATGATCAGGTCTTGGTTTCATCGTCATCCCGGTCTTCAAAATCCGAGAATGACGATGAAGACGCCCCACGTTCCAACCGTCGCCCACGCCGCACCCGTGACGACGACGATGACAGTGGTTACTGACCCCTCATGAAACCAGAAAAGCCTCGCAACCTATTCGGACTGGTTGCGAGGCTTTTCTTTTATCGTGTGTTCGTGGGAGCCTGAGCTTTAGCCGTCCGGAGAAGCTAAGCTGGTGCCGGTGCGTTCCTACTGGCTTGCAGGATGCCTCGTATCTCATCTCTCAATGAAGCGGCAAAGCTGGGCATCGGCTTGTCGATCAGCCCCTTTTTGACACAGTTTGCTCCCGTGGTGAACAACGT